TTGTTGAATTAACTAAAGTAAGTGGTTACAGTGACGCACAACACCTAAATCAAAACGTAAATTAATAAGGGGTTACAATGAAACTTATTGCCGAAATTTTTGAAAGCGTACAGGTAATTACTGAAGAAAAAGGCAAAGGTCTTTTTATCGAAGGTGTTTTTCTACAAAGCGAAGTTGCTAATAGAAATAAAAGAATATATCCTAAACCAGTAATGGAACGTGAAGTACAGCGTTACATCAAAGAATATGTTGAAGCAAAACGTGCTTTTGGTGAGTTAGGACATCCGGACGGACCAACAATTAATTTAGATCGTGTATCACATATTATTACTTCTTTAAAGGAAGATGGTAATAATTATGTTGGTCGTGCAAAAATTCTTGAAACACCTATGGGAAACATTGTTAAGAATCTTATTGAAGGCGGCGCACAGTTAGGCGTTTCTTCAAGAGGTTTAGGTTCTTTAAAAGAAAATTCAGATGGTATCAACGAAGTTCAAGATGATTTCTTTCTTGCAACAGCAGCTGATATCGTAGCAGATCCTTCAGCTCCAGATGCATTTGTTCAGGGTATAATGGAGAATAAAGAATGGATGTTCGTTGATGGACAATGGACCTATCAAAACATTGACGAAACAAGGAAGTTGATTGAGGCAACAAATAAGAAACAATTAGAAGATGTGAAGTTTAAAATGTTTGAAAGTTTCTTAAATAAGATTTCAAAGATATAGGTCTTATAAATAATATTACAATTTTGATAACACTACATTAGGAGAAAATCAATGTCTGTAGAAAACAAGATTAGAGAGCTTATGAGCCACAAGCTAGATGAAGCTTTTCCTGGTATGGGCAAAAACAAGGAAGAGTCAGCACCTATGCAAGGCAGCTCAGAAAAGCCCGCTGTCGAAACTCTACCGCTTGGTTCAAAGGCTGGGGCAAATATGCGTCAGGCCAGTGCTCCTTTAGCAGCAGGTGTTGGTGCTAAAGAAGCTCAACCTATGAAGCAAGGTAGTTCTGAAGACGCTGATGTTGATCAGGAGTCAGATGAAGAAACAGCCGGTCGTGATGCAGCAAGTGCAACATCAAAGGACAGTACTTTACCAGCAGGTCAAGGTCCAGGTGAAGCACCAAACTTCAAGAAGTTTGCTGACATCCTAAGTATGGATACAAAAGGTCAGGTTCAGCGCGAGGAAATCGAAGCTGAAGATGATTCTGAAGAACTTCAGGAATCAGAAGTTGAGGCTGAGGAAATCATTTCTGAAGACGAATACAATGCTCTTTCAGATGAAGAAAAGGCAGAGTATGAGTTGGTAGAAGATGAAATTGAAGAAGCCAAAATGGAAGATGAAGAAGAGGATGAAGAGGACGAGGACGAAGAAGAAAAGAAAATGAAGATGGCAAAGGTTAAAGAAGAATTAGCAAAAGATGTTGAAAATCTATTTGCTGAGGAAACTGAGCTATCTGAAGAATTCAAGTCCAAGGCCGCTTCATTGTTTGAGGCTGTTGTTACAGCCCGTGTTGCTCATGAAGTTGAGCAACTCCAAGACGTTCTTGCAGAAGAGGCAGCTAATACAGTTGTCGAGATGCAAGAGGCTCTAGTTAACAAGATTGATTCTTATCTTTCCTATGTTGCAGAGCAGTGGTTAGAGCAGAACCAGGTTGCAATCGAAAATGGTCTTCGTAACGAGATTACAGAAGATTTCATTGCAGGCCTCCGTGTTCTATTTGCTGAGAACTATATTGATGTTCCAGAAGAGAAGTATGACGTTTTAGGTGAAATGCAAGCACAAATTGATGAATTAACTGAATCTGTTAATACAAAAATTGAAGATGCTATTTCTCTTGCAGAACAACTTGTTGAAGCAAAGCGTGAAATCATTGTTAACAAGGTTTCATCAGATTTGGCCCAGACAGAAGTTGAGAAACTTCGCGGTCTAGTGGAAGATGTAGTTTTTGAATCAGAAGAATTATTTGAAGAAAAGGTTAACGTAGTTAAGGCTAACTTCTTCCCAAAATCAAATACAACATCTCCAATTCAGGAAGACGTTGATAATTCAACTGAAGAAGTTTCTGATACTTTTGTCAATAAGTATGCAGAAATGATTTCTAGAACAAAGTTTTAAAGTCCAAACTCTTATAAATAATAATAAGGTTTAAACATAATTAACCAGGAGAACTTAAATGTTTTTATCAGAGAATCTTCAAAAGAAGTGGGCACCTGTCCTCGATCATGAGAATCTTCCAACGATTCAAGATCAGTACAAGCGTGCTGTAACTGCTGTTGTTTTGGAGAACCAGCAAAGAGCACTCCGTGAGGAGAAGCAGGCACTCTTCGAAGTCGCAGCAAACAACATTGCACAGACCGGCGGTACTGGTGGTGCTGACAACCTAGACACATACGATCCAATTCTTATTTCATTGGTTCGTCGTTCACTACCAAACTTGATGGCTTATGATGTTGCTGGCGTTCAGCCAATGACAGGTCCAACAGGTTTGATCTTCGCCATGAAGTCACGTTATTCAGCAATGAATGGCGACGAGGCTCTATTCAATGAAGCCGATACAGACTTCTCAGGCACAGGCACACACGCTGGTTCAAACCCAGTATCAGGTACATTCACAACTGGTCTTGGTATGTCAACAGCAACTGCTGAGGGCCTAGGTGATAGCCCAGCATTCGGCGAAATGGCATTCTCAATTGAGAAGACAACCGTTACAGCCAAGACACGTGCATTAAAGGCCGAGTACACAGTTGAATTAGCACAAGACTTGAAGGCAATTCATGGTCTTGATGCTGAGAGTGAGTTGTCAAATATTCTTTCACAAGAGATCTTAGCTGAGATCAACCGTGAAGTTATTCGTACAATTTACAAGGTTGCTAAGCCAGGCGCAGCATCAACAGCAACACCTGGTACATTCGATCTTGATGTTGATTCAAATGGCCGTTGGTCAGTTGAGCGCTTCAAGGGCTTAATGTTCCAGATCGAGCGTGATGCTAACGTAATCGCACAAGAGACTCGTCGTGGTCGTGGTAACTTCATCGTCTGCTCATCAGACGTTGCAGCAGCTCTAGCAATGGCAGGCAAGCTAGACTACACACCAGCCCTTTCAGGCAACGATTCACTTTCAATGGACGACACAGGTAACACATTCGCAGGCGTATTGAATGGCCGTTTCAAAGTCTTCGTAGACCCATACTCAGCCAACACAAACGCAGCATCACAGTTCCTACTAGTAGGTTACAAAGGTGCTAATGCTTATGACGCAGGTATTTTCTACTGCCCTTACGTTCCTCTACAAATGGTTCGTGCAATTGATCCAACCACGTTCCAGCCAAAGATTGGGTTCAAGACACGCTACGGCATGATCGCAAACCCATTCGTTACACAAGCTGGTGGCGCTACAGACGGTGATACATTCACTGCTGATCGTAACCACTACTACCGCTTAATGGCAGTAACAAACTTAATGTAAGATCTGTTTTACATTAAAAACATTAAATGGGGGGAGCACTTGTTGTTCCCTCCATTTTTTGCTATATTGAATAAATAGTGGTGAGCCTAAGGAGGTAATATGGGAAAAAGTAAAATGGCGATGGATGTGTATTCTATAGAAGATTTAAAAAAAACCTTGGAGGCAGCTGGTTATTCTCCAATCAAACAAGACCCTAGAAGTAGAAAAACATTGATCGTCTATGTGGACAAAAGTGAGCGAGTTGCGACCACGGAAAAAATTGCTGCGATGTTCAATGGTACAGTCAGATCATCTAGTAAATCAAGCAGCGGTATAGCAGAGTTTCGAGGATTTGCGGTAATGACAAAACCACTCCAAAAAGGTGTTGCTGGTGGTATTCAATTTGATGCTCGTGCTTTCTCTGGCAGTGGCCGGCCAGGAAAATTTAATTATGTAGACAATGAAATTCAGGTTACGACTTTCACTGACTACCGAAAGATTGAAGAATCTATTCTAAATGGGTGTGAAAATGAAAGAATTTTAGGTGAAACGTATGTAGATGCTTTTAAATCTTTGTTTGATAATGGTAAAATAAACTGGGCATTAGATCTACCAGCAGCAATTCAAAATAAGTTAGGTGTATATGTTGGTGAGGTTTTAATCGGTTGGTCATTTATGAAGGGCCCAGATGGTATTTTTGCTAATAATCCTTTTAAAGGCAAACCTGTTGCATTTCATATGCCTACTGACCCTGCATTTTCAGGTGTTGACTCATTTATTGAAATGAAGGATGGCACTTTCTATGCACTAAGTTCTAAGTATGGTGGTGGTGCTAAAGCATCTTTTTTTACTAACGTGTTTGAAACAGGCATCAAAAAAAGAAAAGGTTTACAGAAAAGTTATTTCAAAAGTATGTGTGATTTTGCGGCCGCAAATAATATCGAATATAAA